AGTACGCTGGTCTTTTACGTTACTGTATCAAGCACAACCACTGGTCTGTGTTTGAACAATCCACTATGACCTTAGAGATTGAGACTACCCGTGCTATTGCGGCTCAGATATTGCGTCATAGAAGTTTTACATACCAAGAATTTTCACAACGGTATGCAGATTCATCTTTGCTTAGTAGCAAGATTCCTCTACCTGAACTCCGTCGCCAGGATACAAAGAATCGTCAGAACTCGATTGATGACCTTGATCCTTTCATAACTCAGAACATGGAACTGCAAATGCAGACTCTGTTTGACTCCTCCATGGCATTGTATCAGCAGATGCTTGAGCGTGGTGTGGCAAAGGAATGTGCAAGAAATGTGCTTCCTCTCTGCACACCCACCAAAATTTACATGACTGGCTCATGTAGGTCTTGGATCACATATATTGCACTCCGAGAAAAATCAGGAACTCAAAAAGAACATATGGACATTGCCAAAGAATGTAAAAAAATCTTTGTAGAGCAGTTTCCAACTTGCGCCGAAGCACTTGGAGGTTTAGATGTGGACTGGGTATTGTAATGTTCTGAAAGATCTTCAGAATGGATCTAAATATTTTATATTGAGGTGAAAATTTTGGCAACATATCCGATTATTAATAAAGAAACTGGTGAACAAAAAGAAGTAATCATGAGTGTCACTGAATGGTCTCAGTGGTGTGAAGATAACCCTGACTGGAAGAGAGACTGGAGTGATCCATCTACCTGCCCTGGATCGGGTGAAGTCGGTGAATGGAAGGATAAACTTCGTAAGAAGAATCCTGGATGGAACGATGTTCTATCTAAGGTCAAATCAGTACCAGGTGCTAACATTCAAAAAATCTAAGTATGCCAGCTAAAAAGAGAAAAGGCGGTTCCAGCGTTGGAGTCGGCAGTATGAGTTCAAGACAACTGAAGAGAAAGAAACCAATCAATTCTGATTTAATGGTTGACATCAAACCATTAACAGATAACCAAGAAAAGTTCTTTGAGGCATATAACGCAGGCAAAAACATGTTTGCTTATGGTGCAGCAGGTACAGGCAAAACTTTTGTCGCACTCTACCTTGCACTTAAAGACGTATTAGATCAATTCACACCTTATGAAAAGGTGTATGTGGTTCGTTCTCTAGTTTCTACTCGTGAGATTGGTTTCCTTCCAGGTGACCATGATGATAAGGCAGCACTTTACCAAATTCCATATAAGAATATGGTAAAGTATATGTTTGAGATGCAGGATGAGAATGAATTTGAGATGCTTTATGGAGCACTCAAAGCACAGGAGACTATTCGATTCTGGTCTACATCATTCATTCGTGGAACGACCATGGATAACTGCATTATCATCGTTGACGAGATGCAAAACTTGAATTTTCATGAACTTGATAGTATAATAACCAGAGTTGGTGAAAACTGTAAGATTGTTTTCTGTGGAGACGCAGCACAGTCTGATTTAGTGAAGACCAACGAGCGGAATGGAATCCTTGATTTCATGAAGATCATCCAAGCAATGACTGATGACTTTACTTGTGTAGAGTACGACGTTAATGATATTGTTAGATCTGGATTTGTTCGTAACTACATCATGACTAAAATTGCACTCGGTATTTAATGTTTGTCCATCTAGATAATTTAAAAGGTGAAACTGATTTAGAAGCAACCATGATTGATGGGACTCGTTTTTACGAAGTTCCATCAGGAAAGATGTATCCATCTATCACCTCCGTCACTAGTTTCTATAACCGTGAAGTCTTCGTTAACTGGAGAAAGAAAGTTGGGAACGATGCAGCAAATAAAATTCTTAGAGAATCTACATTTCGTGGTACAAAGTTTCATGATGCTGTAGAGCAATACATTAAGAATGTTCCTATCAAGGACATTGATATGCTCCCCTCTACTAAGTTTCTCCTACTCTCAGCGAAGGAGAACCTTGACCGTATAAATAACATACATGTTATAGAACAGTCACTGTATAGTGACTATCTTGGTCTTGCGGGGAGAGTAGACTGCATAGCAGAGTACGACGGAGAACTAGCAGTCATCGACTTTAAGACCTCGGCCAAGATTAAACCCGAGAAATGGATTGAAAATTATTTCGTGCAAGAGACTGCTTATGCTTGCATGTATTTTGAAATGACTGGTATCCCAGTTAAAAAATTAGTTACTATTATGGTTGCAGAAAATGGAGAAAGTTTTGTCTACGAAAAAACAAACAAGGGTCACTATATTAAACTTCTCACAGAGTACATCAAAAAGTTCGTCGAATTCAAAACAGGAGAACATGGAGAACCAAGTTGATGACCTGATCAAGGAGAAGTTCTTGTGCCAAGCAAAGTTTGCACAAGAGGTTGAAAGTCTAGTCAAGACTTACAAGTTCAATTACATCGATGCTATCCTCACGTTTTGTGAAGAGAACAAGATCGAGATGGAATCTGTTGGTAAACTTATTTCAAAACCATTGAAGGAAAAACTTAAGTATGATGCTACTCAACTTAACTTCCTGAAGAAGACTACGAGAGCAAAACTTCCATTGTGATTATTAAAATTGAAAATGACACCGATTGATGTATACAAAACATACCTAGCATTCAAAAATCATTTCACAAAGCAGAGTTATAGTTACTTCAAATACTCTGGTAAGTCTAGGGCATCTGTTCAAGCATATAATAATCGTAAAGATCGTTACTTCTTTGAGCGTATGTCTCGTAAGAAGACAGATGATGAAATCAAACAGTATTTCCTAGCAAACTTTGTTGAATGTGATGACCCTGACCGACTGTGGATTGGAGAGATCATATCTGCTGGTGAGGATAACTTAAAGTCTTGGATGAAACGATCCCAGACTATGAGTTACATGTTCAAAACTGAAGTAGAAGTCTTTGTAAGTAAAGAAAACTTTCAACAACTGTTCTCTATCAAGGGACAGTCACACCCTGAGGTATTGAAAAAATATCTGCAGGGTGCTTTGTCTATTGAGACTATGGTAATCTTAGATATCATTCTAGGATACGTGAAGAACTTTGACAAGAAACTCGAAGATCCAGTGTGGACAACCGTCAGTCTCAAGATAAAGAAATATAAACCATTCCTAAATATTGATGTTGAGAAATACAAGTCAATTCTTAAAGAGCAAGTCGTATGAGATTTTTTGACTCCGATCAAGTTCGTGATACAATCATGGAACTTGAGTCACTACAATTAGAACTCACTAACGATCTAATGCATCTTGCAGAGTATAGTGTCGAAGAAAGAAGAGATCATCTAAAGCGACTCAAGACATTCCTTGAGAAGCAGAAGGTTTTCTTTTTTCGTATCTCTCTGTCCGATGACCCCGATGCCTTAAAAATTAAGGAGAAGGTGGTCGAAGCAGCAAAGATGTTCGGTTACTCTGAAGTTGACGGTATGGACAAGTTCTTTGACCAACTCGATCACACAATCAAAAACCTAGAAAAAACACTTGACAATTAAGGACCGGTGTCCTATAATAGACTTGTCGTTATCCAATGAATCCTAATTCATCCTAATCTATCCTAATCAATCCTATGTCTTTCGCAAATCTTAAAAAGCAATCACGCACTGGTTCCCTTACCGACAAACTGATTAAGTCTGTCGAGAAACTCAACGAAAAAGGTAACGGTGCAGACGAGCGTATCTGGAAACCATCAGTTGATAAGACTGGTAATGGTTACGCTGTCATTCGTTTCCTTCCTGAAGCAGAAGGTAATGAACTGCCTTGGGCACGAGTTTATACTCATGCATTCCAAGGTCCTGGTGGATGGTTCATCGAGAATTCTTTGACTACTCTTGGTCAGAAGTGCCCTATCTCTGAGTACAACTCTACTCTTTGGAATAACGGCACTGACTCTGGTAAGGAGCAAGCACGTAAGCAAAAGCGTAAGTTGTCATATTACAGCAACATCTTTGTCGTTAGCGATCCTGCTAACCCCGACAACGAAGGTAAAGTCTTCCTCTACAAGTATGGTAAGAAAATCCATGACAAGATCATGGAAGCAATGAAGCCTGAGTTCGATGATGAAGAACCAATCAACCCCTTTGATTTCTGGAGTGGTGCAAACTTCAAACTGAAGATCCGTAAGGTCGAAGGTTATCAGAACTATGATAAGTCTGAGTTCGACAAGCCTAGCGCATTGTTCGATGATGATGACCGTCTAGAGAAACTCTATAACAATCTCTATGACTTGAATGAGTTCCTTGATCCTAAGAACTTCAAGGACTATGCTGCACTTGAAAAGCGTCTGCAGTATGCTCTTGGACTCAAGGGCACACCTAAGATGCAGGACCGTGAAACTCAAGAGCAAGAAGCACAATGGGAGCGTGAGCGTCGTGGCGATTACACTGAACCCAGTGCTGCTGGTGCAACTTATGAAGACATGAGTGAAGGTCGCAGTAAGTCATTCAATGACCCTGATATCACAGGTAGCAATACAGAAGAGGAAGATGACTCCCTCAATTACTTTGCTAAACTGGTCAACTCCTGACTTTTACACCCTCCGAAAGGAGGGTTTTTTTTTTATAC